TTAACTTCAATCGTGATAATGGAACGGTGTTCTACACGCAAACGGTGAACGTTATGCTTCATAAATTATCGAGCGCAAAAAGATTAGAATTACAAACCGTTGCAAAAGCACGTGTAATTGTTTTCGTTCTTGATGCTAATGATAATTGGTGGGCGGTTGGTTATGAAAATGGTGCAGACCTTTCAACTTCAACATCTGCAACTGGTACTGCTTTAGGTGATATGAATGGTTACACACTTGCATTCACTCACGAAGCACCAAAACGTGCATACAAATTGAGCGGTTCACCTGCTTCAATTACTCCGTAATAAACAATTATAATTTATGTTAACATTTGGTGGTCACACAACCACCATTTGTTAACTTTACTTACAAGGAAAAATGATTTATCTACTTACAAATACTGCAAACCAAACAACGTATTTAACGTTGAATGAAGGGCGTAGTTATTACACAACTGCATTCACGCATTATTTGTTGGTGTTGACCTACGAAATGACTGGTGATACATTAGGTCAAGTGGTTAGTGTGATAAGCGAGAACGAAAGAATCACCACAATTGAATTAACAACTGCAACACTTGTTGATGCAGGGCGTTACAGATATGAAGTGTATGGTCAAAATTCTTCAAGCAATACAGACCCAACAGATGCAAGTGTTGTTGGTTTAGTTGAAAAAGGAATTTTTGAACTAACTGAAAATGTAAATTACTATGATGTTTCAACGCCAACAATTCCAGTTGACGTTATTTATACTGGCACTTAATGACTAACATACAACAATTCAACTTCGCAAAATATCAACCAACGGAAGCAATTGAAAAAGAGAATCGCGCAGGTTGGATTGACTACGGTGATAACAATTTATATCCGCAATACTTAATTAATCTTTATCACAATTCACCAATACACAATGCGTTGGTGAATTCGATTTCGTTTATGATTGCTGGTAAAGGTACTGATACGATTCTTGATAATGCGTTAGATGGAATTGCATTCGATTTAAAATTGCAAGGTCAATTTGTTGCTGAAATTATATGGTCATTAGATGGTACACGCGTTGCGCAAATCAATCACTTGCCTTTCGAGAATTGCAGACTTGCATACGATAAAGAATGTGAAGAAGTAAATGGTATTTGGTATTCGTACGATTGGAGTAACACGCGCAGTAAAAAAGGTAAACCATATTTCATTCCTTTGTTTGATCCATCGTGCGCAAAAGAATATCCACGTCAAGTAATTTATGACCATTCGATGTGTGCTGGTTCTATGTACTATGCTAAACCCGATTATTATGGTTCTTTGAATTACATCGAGTTATCATATCAGATGGGAATGTATCACGTGAATAACATTATGAATGGATTATTCCCATCGTTCATAATTAACTTCTTGAATGGCATACCACAAAAAGAAGAACGCGAACAAATACGTAGAGAATGGGAAGCAAGATTGAGCGGTGCGAGTAATGCAGGTAAGTTCTTGATGACATTCAATGAAGACCCTGCACGTGCGCCACAAATAGAGCCATTTCCAATATCTGATGCGGATAAACAATATCAATTTTTGAGTGAAGAAACTGCGAAGCAAATTATGATTGGCCATCGTATCACATCACCTTTACTTTTTGGTATTCGTGATAATGGTGGATTTGGTAGTAACAAAGATGAAATGGTTGTTGCGTTGGATATCTTCAACCATCAAGTGATTCAACCATATCAAAGATTAATTACTGATGTGTTCACACCAATCATTGGTGATATTGAAATTGCATTGAATTCACCTTTTGAAATTGTTGAAACTGCATTACCAACTGAATCAATTGTTATTGATACACCAGTTGACCAACCAACAACAACTGATGTAACAGCAGAAGTAAAGGTATCTGATGTGACATACAACGGTGCACAAATTGCATCAGCAATTGACATTGTTTCAAAAGTAAAAGAAGGAATTTTAACGCAAGAACAAGCGATTGTTTTCTTGGTGCAGTTCTTACAGGTTGATGTTGAAGTTGCAAAAGCAATGTTTGAAATTAGCGGTGGTGATGCGATTGCTAAATTGAGCAGTCAAAAAAAAAAAGTAAAGAAAAATAAATCAGAACCAAAACTGATTAATGGTGTACCTGCGCACATTAGTGAAGAAGATTCTAATGCGTGGTTAAAACACCTTGCTGATAAAGCCGAATACGTTGATGAAGAAGAATGGGAATGCATATCAGATGAAGAAGTAACAGACCCACACAACGAAGAAGCGTATCGAAAAGAATATATGTCATTGCGTTCATATGCAAAGCCGAATGAACGTTCGGATGAAACAGATAAAGGTCTTTATAAAATTCGGTATTACTATTCAAAGAATTTAACGTGGCGCGATGGCGAAATGGTAACGCGTGAGTTTTGTCGCGAGATGGTTGCACTTTCAAAAGCAGGTGCAGTTTATCGTTATGAAGACATCATTGCAATGGAAGGCGAGAATGAGAAGTTCGCACCAGCAGGGTCGAATGGGTATTCGGTCTGGCATTGGAAAGGCGGTTGCTATTGTCACCATAAGTTCTTTCGTAAGATATATTTCAGAAAAAGAAAAGGTGGTCAATTCTTACCGAACAAAGGTCTTGCAAATGATTCAGTTGTAAAAGATAACGTTGATAGTTTAAAACCAAAAGGTGTTGAAGCAATTCGACCAATTGACACACCATCACGTGGTTCACTTAAATACAAATAAAAAAAATTAATATGGCACTACAACCAGAAGTTCTTTTAGTTGACGAAAACTATATCAAAAAATACACGTGGGTAAATGGTTCAGTTGATCCATTGCTTATGTACCCTGCAATTTATTTAGCGCAAGATGAACACTTGCAACAATATCTCGGAACAGATTTATATAACAAGATAAAAAGTGATGTTGCAAATAATACAATTAGTGGTAATTACTTGACGTTGCTCGATAACTGGGTGCGTAGAATGGTGTGTTGGTGGGCAATGTATGAAATGCTTCCGCACTTGTATATGAAAACAGATAATGGTTCATTGGTTATTCGCACAAGTGAAGATTCACAACCAATTACACAAGACGATTTGCAGAATTATCGTGAGCAGTCAAGACAAAAAGCGATGTTCTACACAGCACGTATGGTTGATTATTTGTGTGATAACACTTCGTTGTTTCCAGAGTATTCAACGAACACGCAGAATCAATTGTATTCAGATACTGATGTGTACCCATCTAACAATTTTGAGATATCAATGGGAAGTGATAGATATGTGAAAGGTCAGTACAAGCGTGGTTGGTTAGATTCTTATTTTCAATAAATAAATATGTCAAGGGGAAGAAAAAAAGATTTAGAAAAACAACAAGTGTACTTTGAAAAATTAAAGAAGTACATCAAGAAAAAAGAACAACAAGTAAAACGATTGCAAAATGGTCAAGCCAACAATTAAACAATTACAAGACGAATTCGCTAAACACAAATATGATTTCGCAATGAAATTTCATTTGGTTGGAATACGTTCACGCGCTAATGTTCCAAACCGATTTGATGATTTAGTTGGTGTGATTAAAGACGATGAAGTGTATTGGTTTACTGCAACAACAAATGCAGGTCGACATTGGTTATTGAATCTGATGAATCCAAAAGGTACTGCGATGGTTGTACCTAATCAGTACAAAAATTCGTGGGTGTTAGGATATCATAAAGGGCAATACAGAGCATTAACGCAATACGCACCAATTGATGTTTATCGCGATTCAAATAAGAACGAAATAGCAGAAGTAACAACCAATATTGAGCGTGGTATTTTTGGAATCAATATTCATCGCGCAAATCCAAATGCAATTAGTACACTTGTTGAAAAATGGAGTGCAGGTTGTCAAGTGTTGAATAACCCACAAGAATTTGCACAACTGATTTCGATGTGCGAAGCAAGTGGTCATAAATTTTTCACGTATACTTTATTCAATGAATGGTTATGAGCCACGAAAACGAAACGCATTTGATACATGAAGAAATACAATTGCTGAATCGCAAAATTGATAGAGTGTTATTAACGTTAATCGGTGACGATGAAATGTTACAAGAAGGATTGGTGAAGAAAGTTGAGCGTCACGAACGTTATATTCAAAATCAAAGATTGCAAGTTGCGAAGTTTACTGGCATTGCAACCGGTATGGGCATCGTTGGTGGTTTCATTGTTGAATTGCTGATGAAGTTATTATGAAGGAATGGATTAACAATTTATTTAGTTATTCAAAAAGTGTTAGCAGTAAAAGAGTTACTGCTATTTTTATTGTAATTAATTTGATTGTATTAGCATACGTTGGAACATTCACCAGTTACATCGCACCACAATTTATGTATGATGCATTAGCAATTGTTGCAGGTGGTGTTTTAAGTACAACCGTTG